GCGCGGACGGTTCGCCTTCGTACGCGTACTCGTACATCGCCTTCGGCACCTGCTGTCGCATACGTTAACGAAAGCAGAGGAGCCCGTAAGGGCGACGACGAAAACCGCGCAGCCCTCGGGCTGCGCCCCACTCGCGATATTCTCAGGTAAACCCCAGACGGATGTGTCTGGGGTTTGTGTACGGTAGAGGTGCCACTACCATAGCGTACATAAAATCGAAATCCGGGCCACCGGCCAAAAGGCACATGGGAAGGGTAGTACCCGCCGGTGGTAAGGTTGAGTTCTTTTACAAGAATGATAAGGCAGCTGCACTGTACGGTCTGTTCGTGGCTTTCGCCGTGGTAACAACGCTAACAACACGAACTTGTCCCCGTTGACGATGAACGCGAACAATTCGCCTTCGAACGCGAACTCGAACATCGCCTTCGGCACATGAAAGTGCAAGGATGGATTTATCCATCAATTAAAGAAATATAAGCCCTCGCGGTTTTTTAATGACCTGGAACCACGAGGCAGGTGCAGAGCCTGGCTAACGAGAGAGCCGAACAAGTAAGTGAAAAGGTGCTAAGACCACCAGCCGACCGCGCGATTAAAAGCGAAGTGATAAGGGTAGGCTGCCGGGCGTTCGGAAACCTGGCATCGGCGCACAGCAGGTCAATCACAAAAAAAATAAAAACTTAGATTAATGGCACAAAGTACATGGCAAAACATCCTTTACGGATTGCCCGAGGCTACTTATAATAGCTACGCGGCAAAGAGTACTAAGCAGCGCAATCGCAGCGAGGTGCAACGGGTAATGAAGGATGTACGCGCATTTTGTATGCGTAAGACTGATGAACTGGCTACGGGCCTGTATCATGTAGGCCGGTATCGCCATTTTACTTTGCGCGACCGTAAAAAAGAGCGCGACATCAGTGTACTTCCATACGAGGACAGATGCGTACAGAACGATGTAAAGGAGGCCATACAACCCATACTACTGCGACAGATGACAGACGATATGCTGGGAGGTTTGCCTGGGTGTGGTGTGGTGGCAAGCGATAAGCGCCACTGCGTGGTGAGCCGCATACGTGTAATGATGAATAATCACAGCTTGCGCTACTACCTGCAAGGTGATATACGCAAGTTTTATGACAACGTGGACAAGGTGATATCTATGCAACTCATAGAGCGCCACATTACCGATCGCCGCACACTGGCCATTATCCGTCAGCATTTATTCAACCAGAAGCGACTTGCTATTGGCGATCCGTTTTCGCACCTGATTGCCAATCTGAATATGAGCGTGATCATCCGCAAGGCAAAGGCAAAATACGGCAAACGCATACAGCTGGTTAACTTTGCTGACGACTTTATAGCTTTCAGCAAGGATAAGGAAACACTGGAGGCGCTGCGTTGTGATATGAGAGGCTGGGCACGAGAGATGCGGCTAAAGTACAAACCTATGTATGTACGTCCAATAGACGCGAAACCAGGCCGACCACAGCAGAAAATAACGTTCTGCGGCTACTGCTTCGGCCGTGGTTACGTAAAACTTACACAGCTCACAAAGAAACGATACATAAAAGCCCGCCACAAAGAGCGTAGTATGGGCAGCTACAACGGCCTAATGCAGGTGGCCGACACCAAACACCTGCGCGAACTTATAGAGAAGAAGGACAACAGACACATGAACCAAGAGCAGAAAATTCGCCGACCCTTTGCGGGCCGCGTAATGAAAACGGACACGATGGAGGGCATTAAGCACACCATCGTTGATTTCGCTAAAAAGGTATCAAAACAAAAAGACAGCGAGCACTACTACCACGTGCAAGCCATAGCCGAAGGGTTGGGCCTGGTGGTGTACTCTACGGGTAGCGCCAAGATTTGCGACTATCTGGATACTAAAACTAAACACGACCTACCGCTACGCGATAAGGTTATAGTTCACGACTGGAGCGGCATGTTCTACGAAGGAACCGTGTACACCGATGCCGAGGAGGAGGAAATGATACGCACAAAGTTTAATATTCCTAAAGTTTAAAAGAGTATGTACGAAGAAAAATTTAACGAACCGCACGCGCTGGGCGTGGAGCGATTCAACGGAAACGACAACGCCGGGCGCGTGTTTGCTAACGAGCGCACCGAGCAAGTAACAGACCCCGAAACTGGCAAAGAGCGCACCGTGTATGTGTACGACGTGTACGAAGTGGCCGACTGTCGCGATCCGCACAAGGTGAAGGACAGCGTGATAGAACAGCAGCACCCCTATGGCGACGAGACCAAGATTCTGCGCAAGACGCTGGCCAAGATGCTGAAGTCCAACGGAAGTTACGACGACCCGGAATTTGCTGAGTTCAAGGCTTATAACGAGTTCGCCGAGAGCGTCATCTAACCAGGAATGGGCTCCTTGCTATAACGAGCAATCCCCACCCTATCGATGAAGGGTGGGGGTTTTTGTGTTAGAACGTCATCTCGTAATCATCCAGCCATTCGGTGTTTAGGGAGAAGCCGATGGTGGATGTTTTAGAGAAGAGCGAGCCGGTGAGGGCGGAGATTCGGTTGCGCTTTATCTGGACCGAGGGCACAGTGGCGGCACCCAGCACATGGCTATCGGCATCCTGGCAATCGATGGCGACATCGGTGGTGAAATCGTCGGAACCCGAGAAACCGAACAGGCTGACCGACTGCCCCACCAAACCGATATACGACGATGGGATATTAACCGTGATGGGTTGTGAGACGGTGGCGGTGGTTGGTTCGCCGGTGGTGTAGTTAAAGCCGTAATACCATTGCGCTGGCGTGACGTTGAACGTGGCGGCACCCGTGGGGATGGCATCGCTGAAGGTGATGCGCAGCTTGGTGGCGATACGATCGAGGGCCACGGTCTGTGTGCCGGTGGTACCCGAAATATTCAACGCCTTAGCAGCCCAGAAGGTATCGTTTACCTTCGAGAACGACAGCGTACGGGCATCGGTATCAAGCACAGCACCCGTGCCGCGACTGGCCACAAAGTAAAGTGTATGAGCACCAACCGACAGACTGAGCGTTGGCGATCCAAAGTCGGCATCGGTCGCAGCCTGGTGCACCTGCTGCTTCAGTTCGCTGCCCACATAATCCAGCACCCACACATCCGTCATCGATTTCCCGTCTGCATCCAGGGCGCGGGTGGCGATGGGTGTGGTTGTCAGACTGAAATCGCCCGACACATCGAAGGTTACATCTACCATTTTTTCGTTTTCGCTCGCCGGTTGTTGCGAGCAGGCAGCCATCAGTAAAGCGGCCGCAAAAAGTAATTTTTTCATTTTCTGTTAAGTTTTTGACAATTAGTGAATTAAATAATCGGCCACAAAGATAATCATAAAATCTGAAAACACGCAACAATCATCGATTTTTTTGCAAAAAGTAAACCCCACCGCCATATTCCGCCGACAAATAAACGACAGAAATATGGCATACAGCAGTGGATATTTAAAGGACATTATCACCATCCGTAACAAGGTGGTGGCTACGGGATTCGGAGAGACGACGCACTACGAGGATGCGGGATGTGTACATGCCCGCAAGGTGTGGAAAAGTGGCAACAAGGCGGTGCGCGAGGGTGCGCTGGATGGCGTGGATATTGTGATATTCCGCATGCGCTGGAATACCATCATCAAGCGCGACTCGCTGATAGTGTTCGGTGGTAAGACCTACCAGATAACATCGCTGGAGGGCGACGAACAGGAGAACCAAATGGAGGCAAAGGCGCAAGAGGTGGTGCAGGGCGCACCTGCCCCGAGCCCAACGCCATATTCTACACCAGACTTATAAACCCAGAAGAATATGAGGAAGGCATTAGTAGGCATAGGCCGGCGCGAGAACCGATACGCACGCGAGTGGGTGGAGCACCATCTGAAGGTGGGCTTCGACCACATCCTGATTGCGGACAACAATCACGATGGCGAGGAACGATTCGAGGATGTGCTTCTGCCGTACATCGAGCGCGGCGTGGTTACCATCCTGGACTATCGCAACCAGACGGCGGTGCAGAATCGCACCTACAATGATGTGTACCGCCGCTATCAGGACAAGTTCGACTGGTTGGCCTTCTTTGATTTCGACGAGTTCCTGGATATTCGGCAGGGTACACTCGACGGCCTGCTGACCACCACCGCCAACATCGTGACCGTGAACTGGGAGTGCTACGGCGACAACGGGCTGGTGCACTACGACGAGCGCCCCTGCTGGGAGCGATTCGCGCAGCCACTGCCCCACCCGCTGCATGTGCAGTATCAGAATCATGCCGAGAACGACCACGTGAAGAGTATCATCCGTGGCGGACTGGGCACCATCAACTTCTGTCGCAATCCGCACGTCATCGGCACGATGTCGCCTTTCCGCGAGTATGATCCAAAAGCACCGGCAGTGCTGCGCCACTACATCACCAAAACGGCCGAAGAGTGGACATGGCGAGCCCTGCGCGGCAGCGGCGACCGCACGCTGGCACAATGGCGCAGCACCTCCGCCGGGCGATTTTTTAAATACAACGAAATGACCGAAGAAAAAAGCAAGATTATGAGCAAAGAGAGAACCGTGGCGATTGTAAGCTACAACACGCCCGAACTGATTGCAGCTACCATCATGAGCCTGCGCAAGCACGGGGGCCAGGATTGGCGCGTGGTTGTGTTCGACAACAGCGACGAGCGCCCATTCGCGTGCAAGATGAAGAACGTGGAGGTGGTGGACAACACCAAGGGCCAGATTATCGACTTCGACAAGGAGCTGGCGAAGTACCCCAACAAGGTGCCCGAGTGCGGTGTGGATGGCAAGTGCGTGTTCGGCAGCGATAAGCACATGATGAGCATCCAGGCGCTGTTCGACATCATCCCCGACGGATTTCTGCTGATGGATAGCGACATTCTGCTGACTCAGGATGTGGACTTTATGTTTATGCCCGAGTACTGCGTGGTGGGCCACGTACAGACACACGAAAAGAGCAAAAACCCCTACGGCATCGATCGCCTGGTGCCGATGCTCTGTTATATCAACGTGCCCATGTGCCGTGCGTGCGGCATCAGTTATTGGGACCCCAAGCGCTCGTGGCAGTTGCACGGCCGCACACGCCAGTCGTGGTACGACACCGGCGCCTCGTTCCTCGAGGATGTAAAGACCCACAAGCGCGGAGCCCGTGGCCGTAGGATCGACATCCGTCCGCTGATGGAGCACCTGAAGAGCGGCAGTTGGCGCAACGAGCGCAAC